CCGGTGCAGATTCTGTTTATAAGGCAGAAATATCAGAATCGAATTATTCTGTTCAATTATGCATTGAGGGTAATTCAGTAGAGCAGAATGCCGCAATAATCGGCTTGGAGTTTAAAGAAATTTACTTGGACGGGTAATGCACTATTTATAAAGGAAAAGCGGTGATACCGCCTTAAGTACACAAAAAAAGAAAGGAACGAAAAATGAGCGATTTAACAACAAACCAATATTCAGCGTTTATCCCTGAAATTTGGAGCCAAAAATTGAACACTATGTTGGCAAAAAATTGTGTTATGCTGCAATGCGTAAACAGAAATTACGAGGGCGAAATTAAAAATCAGGGTGATAGCGTAAAAATTATTACGCCGGCTACGGTTAGTATTTCAACACTTAGCGATACGGCTATTACTTATAGCGAATTGCAACCGGATGAAACCGATTTAGTGATTGATCAAAAGAAATTCTTTGCGTTTAAGATTAACGATGTTGCGCAAGCTCAGGCTAATCAGAGCATAATGGAGGCTCACTTGCAAAATGCAAAAAAAGCGATAGAAGAAGTTCAGGATTCTTATCTCTTGGGGCAACAAGCTTATGTTGATGCAGGTAATATTCTGGGAGGCGTAACAGCAGTAACTTTGGATAAAGATACGATTTATGAAAATTTTGTCAATCTTGCGCTAAAGCTCAAAAACGCAGATGCTGTTTCTAATAACCAAAAACCTTGGGTGGTTATTAATCCGAACATCGAATCATATTTGCTTCAAAGCCCTGAGTTTATAAGTGCTTATAACGTGGCTGATTCAACGTTGAGAGAAGGTGCTATTGGTAGAATTGCAGGCATGGACGTTTTAGTCAGCACCAATTTGACCGCGGTTAACAGCAAATATTACGTACTTGCAGGAACAAACGAGGCTATTACTTTTGCTTCTCAATTGTCAAAAATTGAAAGCTTAAGAGATAAAGATAGTTTCTCTGACTTGGTAAGAGGGCTTTATTTATACGGAGCAAAAACAATTCAGCCAAAATCTTTGGCAAAAATGATTGTAACTGCAGTTTAAAAAGTAAAAGGTAAAAGGTGAAAGGTAGTTTTAGACTACTTTTTACTTTTTGCTCTTTGGCTTTTAATTTTTAAGAAAGGAAAATTATGTTCAGCAATTTAAAACTTACAATAACGGAACTGGCTTACGCCGCCGTTAATATGGCGGAAGAAACGCTTGACAGCGCAACCGGAAAAGATAAAAAGATAGCCGCTATTGAATACATTGTTTCAATGTTACCGATTATATCTCCGTTTAGAAGTATTATTGCGGTCATTTTGTCTAAATTTATTGATGAAGCAATCGAAAAAGCTGTTAGTTATATGAACAGCATAAAAAATTTGGAGGCGTAAATGAATTTGGAAAATACAGAAGGTTCGTCTTTCGCCGATGGCCAAGAATCACAAACAATTGATACAAAAACTGATGCAGAAGACTTTTCACAAATTTCGACAAACTCTCAAGATGAGAGAGCAGAAATTCAGGAGAATGACGCTGACCAAAATCTCTATAACGAAATTCTTGAAAAACTTGATATCGTAAAAAAAGAAAATACGCAGGATATTCAAGGACAATCTGCGAATGAGCAAACAAATCAAGAGGCATATCTTAATGAAATTCAAAAATTAGAAAGGCCTCAATCACAAACTCAGATAGAAATGGTTATTGCACAAGACTTAGATAAAATTCAAAAGCTTATGCAATTAGGATTAATCAACTCTAACCAAGGACAAGATTTAAAAAAGCAAGTACTGCAAAAAGCGTTTGATGACTTAGTACAAGCGGAGAAGATTAAAAGAACCTCATCACAGTTACCAAAAGCGAGTGAGCAGATAAGTTTAACAAATAAGAATGAGATTTTTGAAGAATTTAGTAAAAGTAATCCCGATTTTTTTACTTCGGATGGAAGAAAATCGGTTTTGAATTACTTAAAATCAGGCGATGTGATTCTTGGAAAAGACGAGTTAAGCAAAATCTCCGACATAATCAGAACTGTCGAAAAGGCAGCGATTGACAGATATTTGCAAAAAGTGTCTCACGAGAAGACTTTGAGAGATTCAAACGAAACCGCTAAACAAAGATTGACGGCTAATGCCCAAAAATCAGGATTTAACGGGAATTTTTCAAGGACTTTTACTCGAGAGCAAATCGGTAAAATGAGTAGTGCAGAATTCGTAAAATATGAGTCCTCTATTATGGAACAACTTAAAAAAGGACTCATCAAGTGAAATGTAAAAAGTAAAAAGTGAAAAGAGTTTAAAAATCTTTTTGCTCTTTACTTTTTTCTTAGTAAGAGCCCACTGCACAAGTATAGAAAATTTGTTTTTTCTTACTTGTGCAGTGGGCGACCTAACAAAAGTGAGAATAGCTAAATCGGCACGAGTAGGGCCGTTTAGCTATTCGACACTAGACGTCATGAGACTTTGCTCAAGGACATTTTTGCAAGAAAATGGACTTGGGCATTAGTCTTAGCAAAGGAGCTTAAATGAATTATTTTGAATTGATAAATAAATGTTTGGTCGAATTGAATTACAAAAAATCTAATTCTTTTACCGATTTGGTAAAAAACGACCACGAAAAAATAAAGAATATTATAAATATTATTAACGCAGAAATTTGCGGGTTTGATAATTGGAATTTTCTTTTGCGGAAACTTCAGATTGATTTACCTAAAAATACGGGCGAATTTTTTAACACGATTCAGGGGCGAATTCACTCGATATACATAGATAATAAAAAGTATGAATTTTTCGGCGATTTTGAAAAATTCTTGATAAATAAACAGCCGTCTAACACTTATACGGTCTTTAACGACAAAATTTTACTTCCGTTTTTTGATGCCGATAAAACAATCGAAGTTGTTTATTATACCAATAATTTTGCCCAAGATGCCGATGCTCAGGATATTTCATCAATGCAGGCTGCAGATGATGTTTCGGTTATTCCTTGCCCTTTCGTTGAACCTATATTGGTCTACGGAACTTGTATGCGGCTTAAAGGAAATGCTGAATACAGTAAATTTTCTTATTGGTATGGCATGTATAAAGATTCGTTGGCGAACATGCGTTCAAAAATAGGTAAAAATGCGTTAGAAACTCCGGAGATTAAGATAAAACGACAATAAATGAGAGAAGTAAAAAGAAAAACAGGAAAGTAAAAAAGTTAAACTAAAAAACAGACAGGTCAGATGAAAGGAAATATCAAAACGTGTCCAAACATTTTTAGTTACCCATTTTCCACCCTCCTGTTAAGATTTTACACTAGCCGAAATATAAATAGCATGTTTATTATATAATTTTTTTCTAAAAAACACAAATAATAAGTAAAAATAATAAGAAATGTAAAAATGAAAGATATAACACCACAACAAAAAATATTCGTTTCAGAGTACATAAATACGCTTAATGCCGAGCTTTCAGCCAAAAATGCAGGGTATAAATCTAAGGATTTAAAGTCCGTTGCGGAAAAATTATTATCTAACAATTTCGTAATAAAAGAGATAAAATACCAACTAAAAAGTCACATTTCTTCATTAAGAGTTCACAAAGGTTACGTTGTCCAAAAACTTTTGGAGATAGCTGAGTTTTCACTTGAGGAGGAAGAAATACTTGATAAAGAAGGCGGATATACGGGTAAAAGGAAGCTTAGAGATACCACTGCGGGGTTAAAGGCGCTTGAATCGTTATGCAAATATCTCGGGTTTAGTTCAAAAGAGCATGACGAAAATACTTCTGAACCTAAAATTATAACAATAAGTAACTTAGATGAAGATAAAATTTAAGAAATAATGGCATGCCTTGTTTCTTTGAAAATTTTGAAAGGAAAGACAATGAAGAAAGATGAAACTGACATGGAGCAAAGACTTTTAAGTCATGCCTCACTTGATGATCTGATAAAGATGAAGATGGAAGAAGAATTGAAAGCCGAGTTTGAAAAATCGAACGAAAAACCTAAAAAACAAATAATTACGGATATTTCTAAGGTTCCAAAGAATTTAATTTTCAGTAAATATGCTGTTTATAAGATGTTTAATCGTATTAATAAATTAGAGACATATTTAAATGGTTTACAAGCTGAGGCTATGCTGGGATTACAAACGGTGATTAGGGAAAAGATTAAATCAGGGCTGATGGATGCATTTTCTACGGAGAGTGCGTATGTGAAGTTTGATAAAATAGAATGTTAGCGAGTTAAGTCAAAAGCTAGCGGTCTTTTGACCGCTAGCTTTCACTTTTTATAAAAAATATCTATTCAAGTCAATATGATTGACAAAAGCTCGTATGAAAATAAAATAAAGAATAACAATAACAAGAGAATCGCTAATGATTTTTGTATGTCTGCGAATAAAAATTCTCTTTTATTTTTTCTGAAATCTTTAATTGCTAAAAATTCTTGTGTATATGGTTGGATGGGAAGTTTTTTTTCAATTTCTTCTATAACCTTTGAGAGTTTTACTTTTATAAGGAAGTTGTAGGAATCTACGTTTATCCACCATAAAACGCAAATAGCCAAACCTGCTGCACTAAATACCAGTGTTGAAGATAGGTCATAAATAAATGAATAATCTTTTGTTAAATACATTGTCAATATAATAGCCAAAACCAAGAATAAATAAAATTTATTAGATGTGAAACTTCGGTCTACAAATTTTTCTTTCTGCTCTGTATAAAGTTTGTATTGCTGAAATAGTATTTCCTCTGAGTTCATGTGTGCACCATCCTTTCTTATTTAGACTAATCTTATATGTATATTTTGAAAAAGTCAAGAGGGTTATGATTAAATTTATAAAAATAGTAGTTGATAGAAAAAATCAAGAATTTAGAAATATTCAATATATACCGCAGATAATAGTTTTAAACGAAAAATTTGCGAGGTATTTGCATGATGATTACTTTCTTGAG